AAGGAATATTATAAGGTTCAGTAATAGCCCGTAAGCGTTCCTGAAATATCCTAGCGATCCAGCGCCTAACTTTACCTTTCTTTGACGTTTTACGCACCATCCGCTTAGACCGTTATTCCCTCGGGCGAGCTTACCTTCATTCCCTTGGGCGTTCTAAACCGATAACATGCGCCTAAACCTCGAGTAATTGTCTGGTCAGGCCCTACCTTGCAAATTCTATCGGGTTTAAAGGTAGGTAAACCCCGATAGGCCAATTCTATGGGCTGGCAATACCCTTTCTTATAGTAGGGGCCTAGTCAGGTGAAAGACACCTCGGCGACATCCTGCCAAAAGAAACACAACGAACAAAATCAATATGACAGAAGCAAACAGGTATTACAACAAAAAAGAATTGTTTAATTTCAACAGGTTAAACCTAAGTAAATATATTTCTTTTTCTGAATGTTTGTCCCCTACGCGCGTTCTCTATACGTTATACAGACAATCTAAAGGTAGTTGAACGTTGAACTATACGTCTTTGGGTAGAGTAGAAAATTGGTTTAACGATTAAACTAACTGGAATATTTTTGTTCAACACTAAACGGTATTAACTTACAAAGATTTCTGCTTGACATTAGTGTGAAGGTGTGCATACCCCTCGCTACTTGAGAACCATTCGCAAATACACCCTACGGTAGAGTATAGTTACACTCTTTGAATGATCTATTAGGTATGAAACCTAATGAATACAGTATGTTAGCCTATAATATAGACAAGGAATGGTAGATTTACAGTGTGATATACCCCTAAAGTGTAGCATAAGCCTACCCGGCAAGGGCCAGACGGGATGGGTGTGTACGTTATATACAACCTTTGCCAGTGGGGGTAAATTTTAGAGTGTTAAGTACATTTAGTTGGAAGTGGTTAACAGTGGTATTATAGTACCTCATAGCTTAAGTTAGGTAAAAGAGACTAAAATACCTTAGAATGTTAAACTCTCTGAGAAGCCTCAGGAGAAGCCAAAAGGGTTTATCCGGTGGTACCACACCCTAGGACCGCTAGACCCCACTCAGTGAAGCTCTCAGAGCCTCTCAGGAAGTGAAAAGTACTAGAAGGGAGGTGTAAACAACAGATCAGTACAAAAAAGCAGTAAAAACCTATGTTGAGGTCTTGAAGTCTGACAAAGTGGGCCCATCCTTAAAGTAATAACCTTAAGTTTCTTACTACTCTAGAACTACAATACTTAAAGTTATTACTTTAGTATTACTATTACTACTTTTAGATACTATAAGAATTCCTCAGGGAATAACTTATAGTATATTACTTCTACTACTTCTGATAACTATAAGAATTCCTCTGGGAATAGCTTATAGTTATATACTTAAAGTTATATAGGGTATCATAGTCTTTAACCTTTGTCAAGTAAAAAGTGACGACTAGGTAGAATTTTTTTCTTTGTCTCTCTTTTCGAAGAAAAGTACGCCGTAAGTAAAAAAGTGCTTGACTTTAGATTTTTTCTGTGTTACAATGTAAGAGTAGAAGATTAAAACTTCAAGGATATTCCTTTGCAACCTTACATCCTATCTCATCGTAGTTTGTCAAATCTGGAAGGGGTACACCCCGATCTTGTAGCCTGTGTAGAACGGGCTATTTGTATTACTGCTCAAGATTTTACTGTTATTGAAGGTCTCCGTACTCTGTCTCGTCAAAGAGAACTTGTCGATTCTGGTGCTTCTACTACGATGAATTCTCGTCACCTCACTGGACACGCGGTAGACATTGTTCCCTACCCTCTCTCGTGGGATTGGCCCCTGTACTACCCTATCGCTGATGCTATGAAAACTGCAGCTAGTGAACTTAACGTTGACTTAGAGTGGGGAGGGGATTGGAGAAGCTTTAAGGATGGACCGCATTGGCAACTATCTTGGAGGTCTTACCCAAAATGAATTCAGACAATCAATGGCACTTGAGTAAAAGTGTCCCAATAACATTTATCTTGTCGATTATGGCTCAAACTATTGCTCTTATCTGGTTTGTAGCGACCCTACGAAATGACGTAGACCATAACTCAGTTAGAATCGAACGTATTTCTATAGCCCATGAAACCCGACTGGAAACTCTTGAGAACATTGTCCAAACACAATCTGTTTTACTGGCTAGAATTGATGAAAATCTAAAAGGAATTAGGTCTGTTCTAGAAGAATTTAAAGATGACCAAAGGTAAAACATTCAAAAGAGAAGTAGCAATAGTGCTTCTAGTTTGGTTTGCTTACCTAGTTGAAGCGAAGGATGCTAACCTTGTTGAAATTCTTGTCTGGCCTGTCTTTACATACTCTGCCCTTGCTTTTGGTATTGATTGGTTTGGTAAGTCTGGGGGGTTGTACGGGAGCAGGAGCTCTCAAACTCCTTACCGGGGGCGGACCCAAGGTAGCAGCCAACACACAAATAGGCAAGAGCAACAACCAGACCATTGGCACATCGACCGCTTCGGGGGACCAAAAGGTGACTAGGCCACAAGCCAGAGATATTACACAAACTCAAGACACAAACAAAGTAAACGCTGAAAAAGTAAAGACTATCGTAGTGAATGAGTATCCTGTATGGCTTATCTTGGCTTTTGTAGCTGCTGTTTTTCTTGATAGTCCAGTAAGAATGGTACAAGATTTAACTAAATTTTTCAGGAAAAGAAATGACTAAAGACTCTAGACTCTCAAGGATTGGTGTTACAGGCTACAATAAGCCAAAACGAACGCCTAATCACCCTAAAAAATCTCATGTAGTTGTAGCTAAAGAGGGTGATAAGGTCAAGACTATTAGGTTTGGTGAGCAAGGGGCCAAAACTGCCGGAAAGCCTAAGTCTGGAGAATCAGCTAAAATGAAAAAGAAAAGAGCTAGTTTTAAAGCTAGACACGGAAAGAATATTTCTAAAGGAAAAATGTCAGCAGCTTATTGGGCTGACAAAGTAAAATGGTGAAGGAAACCAAACAATGTCGAACCCCTTTAAACATCTACAGAACAACCCAACAGGTCTTATTCGTAACTGGGTTGAAGTAACTCCAAACGATAGTACTGATAATGTTGGCGCTGGTAATGTCGCTATTGGTCTCTATATTGAGACAGGTGGTGATGTTGAATGGATTGACATTGATGGTAACACTAATGTAGCAACTGTTCCTGATACTTTCTATCTGAATGGTTCCGTGTCTCGTGTAAAAAACTCGAACACTACAGCATCGGGTATTTTTGCCCTTATTAGCGCTTAAGGTAAGTCAATGAGCAGTATTTCTCTAGCACTGTCGCTAAGGTCTACACTTCTTCGTCTCAAGGGTGGTGGTACTCCTACTCCTGACGGTGTTTGGACTGCTGACGACACTACCTTAACCGCAGACAGCACACTTATAACCGCAGATGGGAGTCAACCGTAATGGCTAAACAAACAGTAGGACTCGGGGCGACAGCCAACGATGGAACAGGTGATAGTGCCCGAGTTGCATTTGATAAGATTAACGACAACTTTGGTGAAATTTACACCGCCTTTGGGGATGGTTCAGCTCTTGGATCGTATCAAGAAGTTCTTTCTGAAGGTGCTTTTGTTGACGGAGACAAGACCAAGCTGGATGGAATCGCTACCGGCGCGACTGCAAACAGCGATGAAAGCATCCAAGACCTTATTGGGGCTATGGTCACGGGTAATACAGAAACCCGAATAACGGTGACGTACCAAGATGCGGATGGCACAATTGATTTCGTGGTGGATAACGACCTATCCAACTATGACAATTCGACATCTGGATTTATCACAGATTACACCGTAACTGAAGGAGACGTTACAGCTCACGAGGCGGCTCTAACCATTACAGAAAGCCAGATTTCCGATTTAGGAACATACAGCACGGCCACCGGTGTTGAAAACAATGCAGATGTGACCGACGAAACAAACGTCACGTCTGCGCTTTCTGGTGCCACGCTTAGTAATGTGACGCCTGCGCTTGATGATGAGGTCTTTATTCTCGACACCAGTGACTCCGGCAACTTGAAAGGTGTTTTAAGCGGGGTTCAAGGGCTTCTTGCAAAAGGCACGGTTACGTCAGCCGGAGCGCCAGCATCAGCCCCGGATTTTGTCGGACAGACATTCAATGACACATCGAACGGCAATATTTACATTGCGGCTGGCACATCGTCATCGTCTGATTGGAAACTAACCACGCAAAGCGGCGGCAACTTCACGTTCACCGCGACGAATAACACCGGCAGCACGATTGCGCAGGGCGTTCCTGTAAAATACACTGGCACTGCCAATGAAATATCAGTTGTTGACTCTGACACTCCCAACACATTCCCCGCCATTGGCATTACATCTGAAAGTATTGCAGACAGTGCCACGGGTGAGGTTGTTGTTCTTGGTGAAATCACTGGCGTTGATACTAGCGAGTTCTCGCCAAATGACCCGCTTTATGTTCTTGGCGGCGGTGGTGGCACACTGTTCGGCGGCGCAACCGGGGCTGCAAGTGAACCGACGACTGGACGTGTTCAGCAAGTCGCGGTTGTTAAGGTTTCAAATGCGTCGGGCAGTATCCTTGTATCGCCTCAGATCAGCGGCAGCGCCACGATCACGCAAAGCAT